TACTTTAGCTTTTTGTAATTCTATCTTTTCTGATAGTGATGATGCCTTCGTTTTAAGTTGCTCTGTTGTATTACCAAAGTTTTTAACCGAGCTTTGAGATACTTTTAGTTCGCTATCCAAAACCTTTAATTGCTTATCTATCCTTTGAATTCCTTGTTCGAATTCTTGGGAGTCGAATAACATTCCTACTTTTAGTTTCCAATTCGCCATTTATATCTTCCTTTCGTTAGAAGACATCATCAATGTACCCGAACTGAACCTCCTCTACCGGATCATCATTTTGATTCTTAAATCTTGCATATATTCTTGATTTAATTATCAACTGTTTTGGTGTACTTCTCCAAAACTCTTTATCATCCATTTTTAGTATTTTTTTCCCTAAATAAAAAAGCCATTCCCAATCTATGCTAGAGTCTGATGATCCGTTTGTTCGTTTTTTCCATTGTGTGTTTCCTTATCATCATTCCCGTCCTCCTCAAACGCATTATTGATTAATTTTGTTATTGCTTTTTCTATTGATGTGAAATTATTCATATCAATTAATTTTCCTACTTCGAATTCACTTAAATCTTCATCAGACGATTTTAAAACAGCATATAAAAATGAACGTACTGCTTTTAATTTTTTCTTCTTTAATTCTGCAATTGCAATTTGTAATGAACCGAAGATATCCTCTAGTTCTGCCATTGCATTTAAGTCAAAATTTAATGCATATTTTTTACCTTTTAATTCTATTGTAGTGATTTGTGGCTGTAAATCTTTGCCTGTCACTCTCTTTTGTCCATTATTATTTTTATGATGTTTCTTTTTCTTACTCATTCGATTCTATCCTCCTATTAATTTTCTTTTGTTGGTTCTTGTACTTGAGTGAAGAAGTTTGATATTTTTTCATTATCTACACCTTCTACATCAGTGTCTAACATCATTCTCCAAGCACCATCGCTATCTCTATCGTAGAACTTACCTTTTATTTTTGTTGTTTTTCCTGTAGGTTTTTCTCCTTTAGTTTCATATTCATCTTCAATTTCAGAAAATTTACCTTTATATAAAACGCAGTATCTATACACTGGTTTTGCTTTTGTACTATTTGATTTTTCACTTCTAAATAATAAAGCTAATTTAGGTGGCAAGTCTGAACTTGATTCAACTAATTCTCCATTCTTATATTTTTTACCTAATATCAATGCTCTTTGTTCTAATGTTAAAGCATTTTGTTCTACTTCTATTTCACATCCTGCGAATGCTGTTAACTCATCTTCAACTGAATCATCGCTATATAATGTTTCGCTATTTACACTAGGAGTTATTTTCGCAGTTATTGCACGACCTATTTTTACTGGTGTTTCGTACACTGTCCCAGCTGCTCCATCGCTTTCTATAATTGCTACGTGAACATCTTTTAAACCAATTTGTCTTGGTGTTACTGATTTATCTACTGTTGACATTTAATCAACCTCCTCTATATTTTCTAATTTAAATCTAAATGCTTTATGGAATATTTTTGTATCCTTTTCGTATAAATCTTCTTCATCATCGATATAAAAATCTTCATTATTCATTGCTTTTATAATCTCTTTTTCTAATGATTTATATTTAGGATTTTTTGTCCATAAATCTACCTGGATAGTGTATCCATTTTTATTTACTTCATCTTCTGAATATTCGTATTCATAATCATATTCAAAAAAAGTTATGTATGTTTCTGGCGGATCCGTCATTTCTTGATACGAACTAGGTATTGTTAGTGTATCTAATGCTCTTTTTGTTTTCTCTCTAATATTCATAGTCCAAGTTCCTTTCTTATTCTTTCAGAAAAAACATTGAAACAAGTTTTCTTATTTTTACTCATTGATTTATTAATAAATGGTTGTTTTGGGTATTTCTCATTTGATGTTCCCCATTCAACGAATTTTGCGTAGAAGTAATCACTATTGTCTGATTTTTCCCATCCATATTCGATGCTATGAAATCCATTTTCTCTTACAAGTTTTAATGGTATGTTATCTGCCATGTGTCCATCTCCGTATTTACCTCGATGTCCTTTCTTATCTCTTGGAGCTCTTTTTATAGCATCTTTATATGCTGGTTGTATCGCTTCTTCTAATGCATCATCAATCATACTGCTTTCTAGGAGTTGATTCATTTTTTTTAAATCTTTTACAATTGCATCTAATCCATCAAAATCAAGTCTGGTTGCCATATAGCTTTTCGCCTTTCGTTATTAACTTGATATAATTCTCATCAATTTCAGAAATATCAAGAACGTTATATACTCTGTTCTCATACACTATTCGTATGTTACTAGAACACAAAGTCTTATAATTTTTTCTAATAATCATATTGGTTTCTACATGTGTAGTTATTGAATTATCTTCATTGGATGTTCTTACTATCTTATCTTCCAATGATGCGAATATCTCCCTTACTACCTGCCATTCCTTGATTTCTATTCCCTCGTTATCAATTGTTTTTATGAATTTTTCTATTTTTATTTTTTTATTAAGTTTCCCTGGATTCATCTTTTTCTGTTGGACTACAATATCGAATTTGAAATATTATTGCATCTACACTGTGTTTAACTGTATCGTTAACTTTACCTACCAGTGTTCTATTATCATTCCAATGTTCTATTAGAATTAATTGTGCTAAATCAGTTAATTCATTTGTAGAAAATTCTCCACACGAGTTCTCCAAATAAATCTTTGATGCTATTATCAATGATTTGATAAATTCATCATCTTCTTCATAATCAATTCTTAAATATGATTTTGCTTTCTTTAAATCCACCATATAATCATCTCCTTAAAATACAGGAGAGATGCTTTCGCATCTCTTATTCTGTTGGTGTTTGTGCTGGATCAGTTGGATTTGTTGTTTCTTGTACTGAAGTTGTTTGAACTGCATCTGTTGCAGATTTAACATAAACAACTGGTTGTTCTGCTGGTGCAGATAAGCTTATATTTAAATATGCTTTTGTGTCTTTTGTAACAACATCATCTCTTTGAATAGCACGAATTAATGTTAAGTTCTTAGTGAATCCAGCTTCTTTAGATACAGCTAATGCCATTTCTTCTCTATCCATGAATTTGATAGCTTCTTCTAGGTTTCCAATATAAACTGGAGACTTACCATCTACATCTGGAATATTTGTGTTTGCATACACTTCAATATTCATTCCTGACAACATTTTCTTTGTTGCATCTTGAGGATTTGGTTGCAGAATTGGTTTACCTGTAGCATCAACCCATTGATCCATTATGTCGAATCCTGTTTGGTTTGTTATAATAACTGCTCCACTTAATAATTCAGGATCAAGTTTAGTATTTATAGCTGATTTGATTTCACTATGTTTACTTGCATTTATCTTAATTCCATTATCTTTTAAAATTGATAATATTTTTCTATTATCAGTTACTACTGATTTTCTTGCTAACCATTTATTAATGTATTTTACTAATCCACCTTTTTCATCTGATAATAATGTGTTAGATATTGGAAGGATTCCACCTTTATCAGTGATAGCAAATTTTTGTTGTTTTAATGTTGGTGACATTAATTCTCCAATTTCAGTTGCTTCTGTAATATCGATGAATGGTTCGATAGTATCTCCATTTTCATAAACGAATGAGCCACTAGTTGTACTTGTAGCTTGTACATCTACGAATTGTTTTAATGGTTTATATTGTCTTTTTAATTCATTTATTTCAGTAAAAATATCTTGAGGAATAATTACTGCAACACTATTTTGATCCTCTCCTGGTGTTGTAGTTTCAACTAAAATATCTCTTTCTTCCTTTGATAATTTTTTACCTTGTAGGAATTTTACTAATGCTGCTCTAGTTTCAACTTTCTTTTTTGTTGTTCTAGTTTCTTCATTTTCTTTTACATCTTCTACATCATTTTCATCAGATATAGTGTTTTCTAAATCTTGCATTTGTTCTTCTAATACAATCTTATCTTTTATTTCTTGTGCCTCTTGTGTAGCTTTTTGTCCTTCTTCTACTTTTCCAGCATCTACTAATTCTCTCGCTTCCTTTAATTTTGCTGTTAAACTTCTTCTTAATTCAATTACTTTTTTATTCATATCATTTCTCCCTTTTCTATATTTTTAATAATTCAATCATTGCACTTACTTGTGCCTTTTTTAATTCTTCAAGAACTCTTTCTTCTCTTGACTTCAAGTTATGTTCTGCTAACGACCTTTTTCCTACTTCACTTGTCGGATATGCAGGGAAAGGCGTTGGCGAGATTTCTATTAAGTCAATATCAAGTAATGTTCTTTCATATACATCTTCTTCTTTTAGGTATTCCCATTTATCGCCATTCTCTCGAATATAAAATCCAAATGAGACACCATCAACATCACCTCTTTTTATTGATTCGTATATGTCTTTTGCTTGATTAGAATTTGGTAATTCTAACTCAAATCTCAAACCTATTTCATCTTCAATTAGTTGTAATGTTCTGGATTTTGTACTACCCAAGACAATGTCAGAATTGTGATTCCATAATGCCTTTATTGTGTTATTTTCAAGACTCTTTGCGAATGCACCTTTAGCGACTCTTTCGTACCATTCATCGTATAACAAATGACTTCGCTCATTGAACTTTACAACGTAGCCCTTTATCGCCATACTTTCTGGTTTAGTTGTATCTTCTCTTATCGAGATTTCCATCGCTGGTATATACCTAATTTCCTTCACTTTCTTTTCCATCTACACCACCTCCTTCTTTTTCTTTATCTTCATTTGGATTATCTTGATTTTCATCCGGAGGTTTATCTCCGGTTTCATCATTTGATGAATCTTTCATCTTTACCTTTTGTTTTTGATATTCATTCATCAAATCTATATCAATGTAGTTAAGTGACATGTAATGTTTATCTCCATTTTTGATTTTGTCTTTATCTTCTAACTCTCTTACTTCGTTTATTGAATAAATTCCCAAGTTTATCATTTCTTTGTAATATGCAGCTCTATTTGTGCTGTCTCCTCGAAGTAATGAATTTAGGTTAAATTTGAAATAGTATCGTTTTGTATCAATTTCATCTTCTGTAAATAATTGGTACTGAAGTTCTTGTTCCCAACTAATTAAAAGTGGAGATAATGTATCTCTTACGAACTCTAACGACTGTTGTTCTATGTTTGAGAATGTGGCTCTTTCTAAATCCGCAAGCATGTGAGGTGGCACATTGAATATTCTCGCTATTTCTGCAATTGAGAATTTTTGAGTTTCAATGTATTGTGCATCACATTGTTTTATTCCTAACGATTGATAATCTAATCCTGCATCTAATATTGCTACTCTATGACTATTGTCTAATCCATTATTGAATTTCTCCCATTCCTGTCTGATTATTGCTTTTGCTTCTGGTTTCAATGATTGTGGCACTTTTAAAACTCCGCTACTCATTGTTCCATTTGCATAAAACTTGCCAGTGAATTTTTGACCTGCAATTTGAATTCCAATAGTTTCTCTAGCTACATCAATTGGGCTTTTTCCTGTGATACCATTTGTAGATAATCCTCTTATATGCAAAACGCTAGTATATGGTAAGTTCACAACTTTTCCATTTACTAGCGTCGTTTGTATTAGGTATCTTTTTAAATTCCCATGACTATCTTTTTCCATCACAACTTTTGTTGTTAATGGGTTTAATATCCATAATGCTTTTGGATATCCTGTTTTACTCCATTCTATTTCCGCATAAGCATTCCCATATAATTGTCTATGGGATTCCATTGTTTGTTTGAATTGAAATGGAGTCATATAAGGGTTAGGTCTGGTTTCTATCAATTTTGATATTGGATGATTTTGTATTCTTTTTTTCTTACCTCTTGTTTCCTGGAATAATTGCAGAGGTAACATTGCTACGTGATTTGATAAAATTCTTACACAAGCATATACTGCTGCAATATTCATCGCAGTTGCAGTATCTACATTCTCTCCGGAGTATGTTTCATTTCCACCTATTAAATTTATTAGCCATTTATTTGGTGTAGTTAAATTACTTGTATCTGATTCTTCTTCTCTTTTTTCTAATTTTCTAAATAGCATTTAGATCACCTCATTTCAGTATTTTTGATAATACAAACCCTAGCCACACTAACACTATTCCTTGTACAAATAATCCAAGTTTAATGTTTACCATATAGGATGCAACTACTATCGAGATAAGTCCAAATAGGATCAAGATATCTTCGATATAGCTACACAAAAAAACGAACCTATCTTTAGTTCGTTCATTCATCTTTTTCATTTTCATTTCCCCTTTCTAAAATCCAAATCCTTCACTCATGATATGCTTATTGATATCGATTTCTCCTTCTATTCTTGCAAGTGTATGACTTATTATCATCGCTGCTGCTGGGTCAATCCTAAATCTTGTTTTGCTTTTATCTAGCATTTTGTTTTCGTTGGCATCTGTTTTTGCTATTGCATTACTTATTGCCCATGTGAGAACTGGATTTTTATTTGTTATTATTCTCTTTTGTAATACTAATGCTTCTACATCTTTTGTTGGTTCTGACAAAGTTATCATTCCTTGTCTAACTTCTACCATTACAAATCCTTCTTTTTCCATATCAGTTGCAAATTGTGTTGCATTGTATGGATCGTATCCAATTTGTAATACTGGATACAAAGTATTTAAATCTCTAATGTATTGTTTAATGTAATCATAATCGACTACATCTCCTTCTGTTGCTGTAATGTATCCTTGTTTTATCCATAATGTGTATGGTACTCTATCTTGCTTTTCTCGTTCCAAAACCCTGTTTTTTGGCATAAAACTGTGCGAAAGCATGATATACTCGCCATTATCGAGTCTAAACTCTGCATTTACGCTAGTTAAGTCAATTTTGCTTGATAAATCTATACCAATTGTGCAAGGATGTCCGATTAGCGTTTGAAAGTCGAACTCTCTATCACTTGATTTCCATTTTTTCATATCCATCCATGCTATTTCTCCATTTACCCATTGATTAAGGTATAATCTTCGAAATGTTGCTTCTGCGGTTGGTATTTCTTTTGCTCTAACTGCTAGTTGTCGCATTTCTTCAATCTTTCTGAATACACCAAGCGCTGGATTAGCTATGTACCAAGTATTCTCATCATAAATGTCCGCATTTTCTGGTGCTTCATATACAACTGGATAGAAAGTTTTATCTTCAACTACACCTTCTAGTATTTTCTTTGAATATTCATATAACTCATGACATACTGTCCCGGTTTCTACACCTGCAGTTGTTATTGAGATAAATAATGGTTGTCTACGAGCACCTTGACTTGTTTTCATTAGGTCATATAATTTTCTATTCTTTGATGCATGGATTTCATCGTATATTACTATGTGAGCATTGAAACCATCTTTTGTATTTGTATCTGCAGATATTGCTTTATAAAATGAATTTGTTTCTAATCTTACTATCTTCTTTTGT